CACTTGCTCCATCTCATGTTGAGTAGCGGCTTCTTTATAACTTTTAAAGCTATCGTATGATTCCTTATCTTCTTCAGAAACAAATGGTGCCCTTGACTCAAGTGGTACCTTATATTGATCTTTTAAATCATCGAAATATTTTTTAGCTTTCGTAAGTTCTTTTTTAAACGCTAATTTTTTTTGTTTGACTTCTCTTTCTTCATCAAGATCTTCGTCATAACCAAACTTAAGACCGATCTCAAATCTAACATCATCTGGATCTAGATCTGGATTCTGATCTTTATAGTAATCAAAAATTAGCGTATCTGGTTCTGCATTCGAATAATCTTTATTTAATTTAATAAAGTCATTGATGTTTCTACCAGTTTCTTTTTTGTACTTTAGGAATGCAGCTACATCTTCTGGAAGTTCTTCGTTCTGATTTCTCTGTTCAAATAACTCATCCAGAGAGCTGATTTCCCTGTTGTACCTTGTTTTAAGATGTGAAAGAACGACATTGTCATCAATATCTGGAGTCGGAGTAGGCTCTAGCGAGGGTGGTTCTTGCGTTCCATCTTGCTCTTGCCTTAACTTATCTTCGTGCTCCTTTAATAATTTCTCTTCAATTTCAACCTTTGACTTCTCTTCGAATTCAACGGCTCTTACTTTAAATTCTCCTTCCATTATATTTAATTTATTTTTTACAAAGATAATAATTATATTTCATTACATATAAATCCTTTAATATAGCTCATATAATATGCAAAAACATATAAATGTAGCTCAAATAGCTAATATATTATACACAAAAATAAGCCATATTTAAAGCTTATTTTTCATTTTAACTTTTTTAGTTATAGGGACATTCATTGTTGCCTCAATATTAAATTGAGTAGGGTACCCAGATCCTTTTGATGCTGATACAGATGTTGTTAAACGCCCTGTTGATACTGATGCTCCAGTATTTACATCATAACCAGACCCTGGCGAGAATACGCCAGAAGCGAAGGGTTTTACTTTTATTTTACTATTTCTCATATTATCTAGGTTCAAATGAATCTAATCCGAAACCATCCAATGAGTCTTCATTACTTTCGAAATTCATGGGTGGTAAATTATTTTTTCTTTGGTTTATTAGTTCAGACTGTCTACTGGCTTGTATGTCAATACGCTTATCTTTCGCATTCTCCTTGTCCTCTCCAATCTTTTTTAATTGTTCTGCCTCCATGCCTTTTAATTGCATGTTGTACTGAAACTCTTGATCCATCAATTGACGTTTAAGTTCAGCCTCTGCTTGTAACTGCTGAACAGCAAACTGCATCTCCGCTTGTCTTAACTCTATCTTAGATTGAGATTCCATCTGAATTAATTGAGCTTTTGATTCGGCAGCAGCTTGTTGAGATTGCATATTTGTCTGCATTTGCATTCTGTATTCCATCTCTTTTTGTTTTTGCTGTTGCTCCATTCTTTTCTTTCTCTTCATCTTAAGTAGCTCATTAGCCAACTTAATATTACTAACCATTCTAATATCAATAGCATCTTCCAGATCAATGGTTTGTTGTTGAAGTGCGATCTGAATATTTGACTCAAGGCGTTGCTTTTCTTCTTCATCTGGAGATAACTCTATAAAAATTCCAAAATTGTGTAAGTATAATTCTTTAATATCTTCAAGTATAGCGACATTGTACTTACCTATTTGCATAGAGAAATCTTCAGCAAAATCAGAATACTCAAGTATATCCGCTATTCTTATTGATATACATTCAGCCATTCTTTTTGTTACGTTTAATCCAGCAGTAAGTATATGTCTAGTTGCTGTATTGCTATTTAAAGCAGCTAATTTTTGAACGCCTACAAGAGCATCTGGACTAGGTGTTGATGCATCTCTTGCTTCATTTATGCCTGTCACCTCTCTTATCATGTTAAGGTTATAGTTATATACATTAATGAGTGAAGACATTTTAGAGGCCCCATTGTTTGAGTTTAACTCTTGGATGGGTATCCTTGCATTATTAAAATCACCATCTTGCGTATAGCTTCTACCAATAACACTACCAGTTTGAAAATATAGCTTAAGAGCATCTTCTGGGCTATAAGCGGCACCAGTTCCAAGATCAACTTCGTTAATACCGTCAGCGTCTATAAAAACACCATCTGGTACTATACGTGCCATAACTTGTTGCAGTTTTAAATGAGTTAGCTGTATTTGATCAGCAAAAGGTATCATCCTTCTCACGAGAGACTCTACATTCCCCTTATACATTCTAGGAGCATAAGAGATATAGTTAGGTAATGCCTTCTGAGTCGATGACTTTGGACGAACCATATTTTTCATCAACTCCCACTTGACTAATGTATTAGTACCTGCTACTAATATACCCTCATACCATGCGTCTCTAACGGCTTCTATTCTTTCGAACATCATGCCCTCTTCTACAGGAGGATTAAATTTTCCATCCTTCCTTATTACTCTTTCTCCACCATTTTCTAACATTTTTTTCTTCCACACAAACCGCATGTCAGTCTTATAGTTAAAATATAACAATGTCACAACTTCATTTAAAAATGCGTCATCTTGATATTGCCTCGTAATAGGGAAATAGCTATACCAAGCGGAACTAGTGTCTTTTATTTCTTGAAGTTCTTCTTTTGTTAGGTTTGGGTTTATTTTTAATAATTCAGTGTAGTGTACTTGTTTTACCTCACCAAAATAATAACAGTCTGAGAAATCTGGTTTCTCTGTGTAGCTGTGAATCCAATTTGCTGGATCAACATAATCTATTTTAACACCATCATTCATTAAAAAGGTGTGTCTCATAACTCCAATGCCAAGTGTAGTCATATCGTAGTCGAACAACCTCTTTAACTCAGTGTAGTCGTTCATCTTTAATATAGTGTCAATTGCAATCTCTTCAGCTATCTCTATCCCTGGCTTATATTTAAGTTGCATATACAAAGAGAGCTCCTCTTCGTTTCTCGGTAGTTCCTCTGGATCTACATTATATGCGTCAACGCCATACTCTTCTTTTGTTAACTCAAGAAAATCTTTAGAGACCATATCGGCTTCTATCATATCTTGGAAGAGACTTTTCTTTTCAGCTGAAATTATATCCTGAGATTCAACTTTTATTTTAAAAAGTCTGTCATTCATACCGTTGACAACTATATCAACGAATTTAGGAATAATAGGAATTGGAGTCCAGTCTAAATTAAGCATAGACATGTCACCGTTTATAGAAAGTTCATCCTTGTACTTTTGTACTGGCTGTTCGCCTCTTGAGTATAATCTTAACCTATGATACTCTCCCCATTGATCGTAAAATCTACAAGTGTTATTCTTTCTCTTAAACCATTCCCCTTCTACTGCCTTTCCGACTCTTAGTCCGTATTCCATTGTTTGTTTTTCCTCATCTGAGGCTAACGCACTGGGAAATTGACCTTGGTAAATTATAACTGATGGTTTTTTATCCATTATTTTATTATTTCGCTTCTGCTTCCACGATTATCGTATCTTACAAATTTAATACTTATTTTTGATTCTTTTCTTTCTGGTATAAACATGTATCTCTTAATAGCCATAAGGGCTAAACCAGAGCTAATAGTAGCATCGTGTTTTGTTCTATCATTGATGTTAAACCTAGCCCAATCCTCTAATGTTCTGTTAAAGTACATAGAGCCTATCACTCCAGATTCTCTATATGTACCATCGTTATCAAATCCCACATGCTCCTCAATATAAGTGTTAATAACAGATGCGTGAGCTTGCCTCATGTCTTCAGATGAGTTAGGAACTCCACCTATTTCTATCTCCGTCTTAGAAAGTTTTGATTGATGCTTATCTGGTCTGTTCATTGAGTATGCCCTATAACCTCTATTTCTAAAATGATATAGAAGTCTTGCCTTGTTATTTTCTGCAAGTATTGGCATCCCATAGAATACACAAGCCATAAGCACATCCTCAAAAAATATCTCAGCTGTCTGAGGTCTAGCTATGTACTCTAAAAAGAATTCATTGCACGGTACATTTTGCTGCATATGAAATGTCGTAACACCATGAAGAGCACCGTTAGAACCACCACCGCCAACAACGCCAGAGATATCATAAGGATCGCACCCAAACGCACCAAGATGATCATTACCTGGATAAAATTTGCCATTTCTTATTATTTTTTTGTTTCTATTTTCTTGTTTAGGAATCCAAGATACTATAAATCTACCTTTTGGATCTGGAGTCCATATTACCTCAGTGTCTACCTCTCCGTTCTTCCAATGAAAATACCCCCTAGTTAAGAACTTCTCCTTTATCAAAGAGTCGTTGTAGTCTATCTGTTGGTAGATCTTAGTTAAGTTAAACAAGGAGTGCTTGGACTCATCTCTAAATGCGTGTGATTCTGTTCTTGGATACTGTCTGTAAAATTCGTTTAGTGCATCAGCATCTGACTTTAATGCAGCCACCTCGTTCTCCCACCAAGAAATAACACCTTGGCTTATCATCTGTCCGTCTATGCCCTTTACTGGATTTTTAGGGTTGTCTAGCACTGGCCATCCAAACTGATCTATATAGCCCTCTAC